CGCTCGGCGGAGGTAGTTACCACCCCATTCCGGTGACACAGGATGCCTAACACCTACACAGTAATAGTCAGGGCGACCGACACAGGTGGGCTGACCACCGACCAGACGATAACGGTCAACGTCACCGATGCTGTTGTAGGGCCAATCACGGGCACTTTGGCCGTTACCGAGGCTGGACAGGACCAGTTTGCCGGGTCCGGCGCGGGCATTATCAACGGCTCGATGGCTGCAACGGAAACCGGAACGGATATCTTTACCGCAACCGGCACGGTCGCTCGGCCTGTAATCAGTCTAGGCACGTATTATGGTGATCCTAGTGATTACCGCACATATCACGCTATGCGCGGTCGAAATCCGATAGACGGAAATAATGAAATTATCGCCGCCCTTCTGGTCGCATCTGAATGGCTCGATGGTTCGTTTGCGTGGCCAGGTTACAAGATCGCACCAAGAGACATGCAAGTCCGCGACTGGCCACGCAGCGAAATATACGACCGCGACGGATGGCCGGTTGATTACCTCACAGTCCCGACTGAGATCAAAAACGCGAGTTATGAGGTAGCGTATCGCTGGTTGGAGGACGCGGCGGTGCTTTCGCCGGATCACACACCTGAGAAGTATTCGGAAGTGTCGATCGAGGGTGCGTTACGGGTTAAGTCTCGCGGGTTGAACGCCATGACAGCACAGAAGCAGTTCCCGATACTTAGTATCATACTGGCACCGCTGATGGGAGGGTCGAATGCGTCGTCACTTTCGAGCAGTATGCACAGGGCATAGAAAACCCGCCGCATCGGTTAGGACGCGGCGGGTATATGAGGGTTTACTTGCGACGAACGACCAGAACACTCGAACCTTCAAGATCGGTGCCGGTGAGTGTCTTCGCAGTGGCAGCGTCAACATCAATCGCGTAGAATTCACGTTCGGTTTCGATCACCTTCGTTTTACCAGCGGCGTCCTTGGCGCGGGTGCTGTATTTGACGTTGGCACGGTTAATAACACCAGCCAGGTCACGCTTCACCTTGTTCTTGACACCGAACGCGCCACCGACTTCAAGCGAATTGATAGGATATTTGGTTGCACCACCACGGCGCGATTCTGGCGGTGTGAAACCCTCAGGCAATTTGCCGGTCAACACTTGGGGTTCGATTCGTTTACTGCGCGTAGCAGGAGCAGCGGCAGGCTTAGTATTCGAGACAGTCGTATTTTTCATGTGTATTCCCCGTATATCCAGAATTGGAAATATGATTCATACGGAATACTAACAGGGTGTCAAGTGCAATGAGTATTTATGATGAAATACGCGGTGTCGCAAACGAAGTTTTCACAGAATTCAAACAGGGTGTGGTAAAATACGTCCCGATTGTGTCAAACGCGGGGGTCTCACCGGACGAACCAGCATCGAGCAGTGATGGGCCACCTGTGACGCTGGCAGCGACAGTGCAACCCGTTTCGACCAAATATGTTGACGGATCACACATCGTCCAAAGCGATCGACAAGTGACGTTTCCAAACGACGGTGTGAATGTGCCGAAAATGAGTGGATATCTCCTGATCGATGATGTGCGCTACAAGATCATCGAAATTATGCCGCGACCCGCTGCGGGAACACCCGTGACGTGGACGGTTATTGCGAGGCGCTGATACGTGGACGAAAAGCAACTTCTCGAACTGCTCGAACGCTATAGTCCAGCGATTCGTGATGCGATTCTTGCTGGTATCCGTGACATTCGCGATAATGCTCGGTTAAATGAAATTGTCGCGATGATCGAACAGCGTAACATCGAGGGCGCATTGCGTGCGCTTGGATACAACCCCGCAGTTTTCAACACATATCACAGTATGATGGTGCAAGCGTTTCAACAAGGTGGTATGATGATGATTGCCATGCAACCAAAATACACACCTGATTCGGACGGTCTGATGACCATGTTGCGGTTCAATGTCCGTGATCCTGCGGCCGAACGCTGGCTTGCGGAACGATCCTCTGCACTTGTCACGAATATTGAGGAGGATGTACGGCTTGCCGTGCGCGATACGCTACGTGAGGGCATGGAAGAGGGTCGTAACCCCCGTTCAGTCGCCCTAGACCTTGTGGGCCGCTATAACAGCACCACAGGGCACCGCGAGGGCGGGATCGTCGGTCTCGGTGAACGTGAGCAGACATGGGCGCGGAATGTCCGTCAGAAACTGCTCATGTTGGACGCATCGTATTTTGGGATGAAATTGCGCGACAAGCGGTTCGACGGGATCGTGCGCAAGGCCATTGCAGAGGGTAAACCGCTGACTGCTGACCAGGTGACGAAACTGACCGACCGCTACCGCGACCGGGCACTCAAACATCGCGGCGACACGATTGGTCGGACCGAAGCACTCGCCGCTTTGAACCGCAGCGAATACGAAGCAACAAAGCAGGCATTGGCGCAGAGCAACCTACCCTCCGATGCGGCTGCGAAGATATGGGACGCTAAGAATGACAATCTGACACGGCACTCACACAGAGAGATGGATGGACAACGTGTCGGCATTGAAGAAGCATTCGTATCACCCGTCACTGGTGCGCGCTTGTTGCACCCCGGCGATACGACACTCGGCGCGACCGGCAAGGATGTGATCGCGTGCCGGTGCCGAATTCGTTATGACATCCGATGGGGGGCAGGATTGAAATGAGCAATTCATTCTCTGCTGATGTGGATGAGTTCGTGCGTGAGACCAAAGAACGCATGGAAGCAATGACGCGCTACGCACTCAATGACATGGTTAATGACATGCAACTCACCACCGACAAGGGTGGTCGGATGCGTTACAAGACGGGTTTCTTGAGTAATTCAGGCAGGGCATCGCTCGATGGTTATCCGAGCGGGGTGGGTCAGCGACCCGCTGGTACGTTACCCGGTCAATACAAATGGGATGGGGCGGCTCTCATAGCCGTCCTAGCCCAAATGAAACTCGGTGATACGTTCTATTGGGGTTGGATTGCGAATTACGCACCGATCCGTGAGATATACGATGGTTTCATGGCTGCACCATTGCAGAATTGGCAGAGTTACGTGAACAGTGCGGTTGCGCGTGTTAAAAAGGAAGTTGGTGATGCAGGATGAAATCAATGTGGTCCGTTCGCTGCAACGCGGTGTGGTCGCAGCAATACAGCAGTCCGATCTACCCGCGCTACCCGTCCGGTATCTGACAGGTGTGGACGGCACAGAGGATGGTTTTGACATTCCGCAGGACCAGAAGTGGCTGGAGATCGTCTGGATACCGAACAACCGCATAGGTGATTACTTTGGTGATGAGCAGAATTATCGCGGTATTTTACGCTTGATCCTGCACTGGCCGAACGCACCGACCGGCGTGTACACACCACTCGATTTGCTGGCGTCCATCACACGCTATTTCATGAAGGGTATGATCTTGTCAGGAACGCAGGTGTATGCTAACCCACAATTCACTGGATCGGTGGATGACAAAGATGATGTGATGTTCCCTGTTTCTATCTACTACACTTCGTATCGTAAAGGGGTCAGTTGAATTTCGCTACTTGTTTACAGAACCATATGAAATCATCGTCCGCGTGTCGATTTTTCCCGAGGTTGTACATGCTGCAAACCAATTGTACATTCGACATGGTGTAACCACCTTTATTGTCGATGCGGTCGAGTGATGGGGCGAACGGCAGGTGACTTCTCGATATTGAGAGGTCAAATGCAATGCCTGATCGTTCGCAGTGACCTTTTTTTATTTTTTCTTCAATCCATTCAATTGTCAGGTTGCAAGTTCTAGAATGTTTGGCACACCGTCGTTTAACTGAGTACAAAAGATTCATTGCAATGTGTCGTGAAACTATAAAATCCCCCGGTTTTGGGCCGGATGGTGTACGTTTTAGTTTTTTGTTCTTGTGATACCAACGCTTGGCTGCTGTGTTGGCTTTTTTTCGACGGATTTTGTCTTCTTCGGGTGACAATGAATCGATGCGCATTCTGTATTTTTCACGTTGGCACTGACGACAATACGCTTGCACGCCATCCTTTCCTGCGCGAGACTTTGAGTATTCGGCTTCCGGTTTTTCT